GGGCAGCGGAGATGCACTGCCAAGCCCAGGGCCCAAAGTAGGCTGGCGCCGAAATAGAAATTTCGGAGCAAACCGACCGAGCACCAGGCCTGATCTCCGCCAGCGGGGTTCTACCCCGCGAAATCCAGCTTATGTAGCCGGAACCCAACGGCGTTTTAGTACAACTGCGCCGTGCAGTGCAGAACGCTCTAAATGAAGAGCATCCCGAGAGACATCCAGGTTTTTCAAGGCCTGGAGCTTTAGGATACTTTTCTGAAGAGCAGCGTATCCAACTAGTCTATCTTTACGATAGACTGGACTGGGAATCCACGCTTTAACTTCAAAGCGATGGAGTGTACGGTTCCATCTTTCGATTGAACGGTACCCCATAAAGGAAACGCGTCCAAGTCCAGAGGAAGTTTCAGAAACATACGGTAGACTACCGATGATTCTTTCGCATGTTTTAAACATACGTTGGGCAACACGCCAATATCCTTTCTTATAGAAAAGATTTGCTGTGGCAACCCAAGAAACAATCCTTTCGGCTTGCTGCTTGTTCTGAGGTATATCCTTTCGAATGTAAACAGGAGTTACAAGTTTACCATCGAAGGCATCTACACCACAAGACTCTCGAAACTTTCCAGTTAAGAAGGTCTTATTGGTATTAACCTTACAATTGTACAATTGTAGGTAATCCAGAACAATATTCGCATACGTTGTGGGAACGATTATATCGTCACCATAAACGTAGACATCACGAGACACTAAATAACATGTCTTGTGCGTCACAGGGAGATTCTTACTTTTCAGCAGGGCCATTACACATATAGTGTAAAAGTACATGGCTTCTACTGGAAAGCAGAGAGCACTTCCCATCGAGGCGAACTTCTTTAACGGACCAATAATGGTACCATCAGGAAGAACGGCTCGCGTCGAACGACATGCATCAATCGCATCCATTAAATCTGGATTTGATCGAAACATACTCAAAGCAAGATCACGAGGAACTCGATCACTTGCATCAGAGAGATCGATCGTTGCTAATCGACCATCGTGCGACGAATTCAAAGCTAAATTCTGATTGATGGTTTGATCACGAAAATTAACGTGACCTCCAGCAATCTTCGAGCCTTCAATGATGTCCGTTAGGGCACCACTGATCGCCTGTTGTGCATATTGCATACAGGCAGGCTCAATAGCGATGATACGGGGACCCTTCAATGTTTTCGGAACAGGAGTAACCCTAACGGGCTGTTCCTGATCTTGTGCAACAAGCGTTACCATTTCGAGCTCCTCTGAATCCATAGCGCTGATAAAATAAGCGCTATCGATGAGAGGGAAGTAAGGCTCGAGACGCTCGTGCCAATATCGCCAAAGGTATTTCCGATTACCGGAAACACGCTCGGCGGTAGCTCCGGGACCGTGCCGAGGGACCAACAAATCCAGGCGTAAATTAGCCAGGACGTTGTCCCATAGCACAGAAGAAACCAGATGAAAATCTGCTCTCTCTCTTTCCGTGAGCGAAAACGTGTCGAAGGACTGCTCATTCGCGGCAAAGCTCTGTAGCGCTGAATGTACTCTTTGCGGAGTGCAATCAATCTCCATTTTCTTGTAGCTAAGGCAAATCTGCCTAACGCTGTCAATAATAGTGGGGAAATCGCTACAATTATCTGAGTTTTTGTCGTCATAAATTCTCCCTGTCTCTTGGTCAAAGATTAGACTGAGCATACCTCGCAAAAATGCGGGGATTGCCCGGAGCTTCCTAAAACCTTGGAAACTCTTTGAGTCTATGTACCCTAACGCCAGACTTCTTTCGAAGTCTCTGGCAAAGTTAGGGAGGGTAATCGTTAAAAACGATATACCTTCAACTTTGACCCGTGATCTGATAGTTTCCAGGTCACGTAAATCAGAGACATCAGCGATGCACTTGGCACAAGCATCTATATAGATGTCTTGTACCAACTCAAGGTGGTTACTTACGTTGCTTTTCAAGTTCCCTCCTTAAACAGAGGTGGACTTCAAGCCACGTGGTCTCCAGTCTGATGCCGTATCGGCATCAGAACAATCTGATACCGACACATTAAGTACTCAACAACCTCACTTGGGCCACATTATGTGGTCCTTGAGAGGACGATATTCTTGGGAACTAGACTCTGGTCTGCTAAGAACAGAGTTAATTTTGTCCCCAATAGTCTCGTTTGCAACTTCGATGGGTGGTGGAATTTCAGAGGTATGATCCTTTGAAGTCCCACGAACGTCATCTAATATATCAACCAATAACTGGCTGATAATCGGTGCAAATCTGAGTACGGTTAACCAGCGAGGTGAACGATTGGTTGCCATTAAAAGGCCTCCTTTCATAGTGAGAAAAGTCTTACGACTCTTTCCCATATAGTTTACCTACACTGGTAGCGTCTACCCAGCCTTCAAGGCCGGCTATTTGATTGACCACCTCCGTGCTCGAAAAGCCATATTCTGGCCTATCGATCACGATGTAGGTCGTAAGGGTGTCATAATCTTGCTCACTAGTGAGCGGATCAGTGACAACCTTACGGTAATCGAGTCGCATCATGGACCGAACTCTTTTGTTCGATTCTTGATGAGAAAGAGTCATTTTATATGACTCATCCGCGTTCGCATAAACGGCAGATTTGCCGTTTGTCGATACACGCGGCATCGATTTAGCATTACCATCAATGGTAACAGATTGTGGATCGGAGAACAAAGTGGTTAACCTCCAATAAGTTATTTCGGAGTTAACTTACTGATTCACCCAAGGATCCGATCCCTTGAGCAATTCCTAGTCAGTAAGCGATTGATTCAGTCTAGTCTCTTGATATCAAGAGAGCAGACAAAATCGCTAATTGCTTGGGAGTTAAACTGTCCCAAGACACATCAAATCCGTAAGGACTAAGTGCACCTCTGCGATCCTTTGAAACTACATAGTAGTTCCAGGAAACCTTATGTTCTCCTTTAACTTGGAGAAATATAGTCATATTCTGACTATATGTTTCCTCTCGGGATCGCATAACGTACGCATAGTTCGATACGAGGCCGTCGTAGTCCTCAGCCTGTCGGTATTCAATTTGATCACCGGCATTCGAGAACCAATCGGCGAGCCAAGACCATGGTGTTAAGTTCCACACAACAGCAGGGCTTAGTTGAAGACCATAAGTCTTTAAAAGACGAATGGTCTTTCCGTAGTTTGAATGAAACCACGGCTTTGTCCTGTCGAACTCCGGGCGGTAGTACTTAAAGGATCCAACAAACCAAATACGTTCACTTTCGTGACGTATGAGGTCGGTGTATCCGTTGCACCCCTGCCCATCGATCGTCCGTCCTTCACACAAAAACGCGATATATTCATAGGGCGTTGCCCATGGATAATATGCGCGATTAATGTGATTTATGGACGTTGTGTTGGAAAGAGTCCGCACCCTTCTAACCCACTTGCCATTATCCCGTTCAATCTGGGACATGTGCTTGTCGGCACTCTGATATAAATCATAGGATTTACCTAAGTCAGAGAGGAAGGGTTTCCAGCCGAACTGGTGATTAAGAAAAGCATCTGCAACCTTTTTAGGTTGCATAAGGACGCTGCTCATATTTCCTCCCATTCCCTTCCATATATCACGGAAGAGTTTAGAAGTAGATTTGAGCATACGAGGCAGATCTCGGAGTTCTCCGACAGCTGTCCCTAAGTCCATCTTTTCAATCTTCGGTCGCGCCTTTGCGTAACCTGCGGGCCCGTATGGCGTTGCGTCAAACCAAGTTTGAGAGTAGGGAAGGTTCAACCCAAGAACATTAATTGCATCTTGGGTGGGGCTTCCCTCCATCATAGAGAAGGGCGAAAAGCCCCCCTCATATTTCCAATTGGATTGGTTTGGATTACCAACCTTAAGGGAAATATCTCCTTTGACGGCATAAACGGGGTAACTACCTCTCACGAGAGTGAAAGGCCCACCAGATTTATATGGGGGTCCAGGATGGGTTTCATCCCAACACCTTTCCACCATATAATTCGCATGGGTGCCAGTAGTAAAGGGGAAGTAATCAACAAGATCACTACCCCAATACGTACTTAATGCACCAATGTGTCTAACTGGCCAAGGGGTTCTGCGTTCGCGGAACCTAGTACCCAACGTCATACTTATCACCTCCAAATCGGATTTTGATGAGACAGTCATCGCTGACTATCTAGATGCCCCCTAGG